CATACCTTTACGCCAAGGATCCATTGAGCGAAACTCCTTCTTGAACTCTTTGATTTTTAAGATAACATCATCTTCGGTAAAGCCTTCTAATGCATCATCGAGGATCTCTTCTAGGAAGTCTTGTACGAACTCAGGCGTGTCTGAACGCTTAATGTCCATACCCATGATCTTTAGTTTGCCGCCTTCTGGCTGCCAGCCTTCTAAGTCTAGCACCTTAATAGCATAACGCTTCTTAGTAATAAACACACCTGACTTTCCAACTACTTCTCTACCTGCCTTCATTACAGCGCCAGCTGACAGCGGAACATTAAATGTATCGTGTAACCATTGTGGGAAAGTATCACTAACAGTATCTGAAACATGGTCGTACAATTTAATAGCACCTTCCATATCTAGCGTTTGTCCTTCTGGCAACGCCGGAACAGCACTAAAATACACAGAGTCAGTATCACCGTATATCATACAGTCTCCTGTGTGATCATACTTACCTGTGAACAGTTCGTTTGTTTTCGCCCCCATATGTTTCGTGATTGCTCTGCCAGTGAGCGTTGTACTTTGCCCAATGCGCTTATCGTAAAACCTACAACCCGGATTAAGAATAGCACCATACAAACTGTTCAAGTTAATCTTCTTAACCAACTGTCTTTTATCCCAAAATGCAATCTGCTCAGGGTCAGTGGCTTCTTTCTTCTTTGCTTGCAGTTCTTGCCGCTCTGCATACCAACGCTCTAGTAGTCCTGGCACAATGCCTTGGAAGTCTGTTCTAAAGATAGTACCGTTAGCACTAATGTTCCAAGGTTGCCCAGAGTTAAAAATTAAATTATACACGTCAGCGCCTGTAGTTTCTACGCTACCACCAGTCTCCATATCCAATATTAGAGGCTTGTTTATGTCCTTATCCATCACAAGCTCATATTCGTTGCTTCCGAACTTGCCTAACCATGCGTCAGCAAATGAGCTTTTCTCAAGTTTCATTTTACTATCAATTTCTTCGTCAGTATAGACAGGCTTGAGCTGACCTACTATAGTCTCCGGAGCCATGTTAAGTGCTCTAAACACACTAGGATACAGTGAATTCAAATCCATACTGCCAATCCATTTGTGGAAACCTTTCTTAGGGAATGCAACATACGCACCAGCTGCTTGTGTACTTTCACCCGGATCGCTACGCCTTCTGTCAGGGACTACATATCCACGCCGGTGTGCTTCGTTAATGATTGCTTGCTCTGTGGTTGCTACAGCACCCATCGTAGTAAACAGCAATACAGTGTTATCGTGAGCGATAGTATTTGCTAAGTCGATGAACTGTAATTTTTTATCTAACTTGTCCAGCAACATAACGTCTTGGATATTATATTCAATGAACTTAGCATAGTCATGATTATAAAGACGATCTAATGATCCTTCGTATGCAACTTTCTTTTCGCCTACTTCGATCTCGCCGATAAAGTCTAGTCTGTAACTGTGTCGCTCTTCATAATTGAACTTTCTATACAATTGCATATAGTCCAAATGCACACGCCCTACTAGGTCATAGCTCTGTCGTTCCTCACCGAAGTTATCATACGTCCTATCTTTTGGAAGTTGATCAAATAAGCACAGTTTTCGAGTTTCTGCCTTGCCTAGTACTTTGATAATACGATTAACAGTATACGGAATATCATATCCTTCACTGTTCCATCCACTTAGAATGTCTGCATCATCTATCAATTGCAAAAAGACTTTAAGCATTTCGGCTTCGTCTTTGAACAACAACACTTCTTTATACTGACTGCCAATGGCTTGGGCTTGCTCCCAAGTAAGTGTCTTAGGTGGGACTGTTAAACACACCATTGCGTCCATCCACTGCAAGTAAACACCGATAGCTGTGATAGGCATGAATGCTTCTTCGGGTGAACTAAAACCTCTTACTGGGTCAAAGTCCACCTCAATATCAAACATACATGTATGTAGCTTTGGCGGCTCTACTCCGTTATAATGTAATGCAAGTGTCTTGTTCAGAGGCTTAATATCAGTCTCGAATAGTTTTCCACTTTTTCTAGCAATAGCTACATTCTTTCTGAAATCTTTGAAGTTTTTGCATGATACTTCAGTGACTTTGTCACCATACACGCTTTGTGATTTGCCCTTAGGATCTGGGTAATAAAAATTGTACACCGGCTTATGCTCAGTGATAATTCGCTTGCCGTCAACACGCTCTGACACATGTATGACATCGCGACTCTTGTCATGATGTGCATCAACATAACTCATTGTTTCTCCTTCTTCAATGCGCCACTTGTGGCTGGCGCAATACCCGCATAAATAATTAGCTTGTTAAAGCGTTCTGCCAACAGTTTCTAGGATAGTCTCTAGTTGATCAAACTTGTCTGACTCTTCACCAAAACTCGCTTTGTGTGCAATCTTAATTGCTTTGTTAAGCACACCGGGTTTTAGGTCCATTTCTTCTGCAATAGCCTTTACTGTTTCTCTGAGTCCAGTCTGCAACAAATCAACCTCTGCCAGTACCTGCTCACCTTCCTGAATGAGCCGCTTTAACCTAGCTTGCTCTTCGCCGTTAAAACTTCTGTTAAATGCCATATAGCCTCCTGTGAATGTATTTACGTTAACATAGTGTAGTATAGCATCTTTTGTGGAGCAGTCAAGTGATAAATACAATTATATACTGTAGGAGTACAACATGACAGAAGAAGTAAAACCAACGACACACCATCCTGCAGATTCAAATGGAGATGGTAAAGTGTCTAAACAAGAAGAAACAATGTTCCTCGAGTTCAAACGTAAAGAGCTAGAAGATGCAGATGCGATGCGAGATGCCCAGCGTAAGATGGCTTGGTTCTCATTGTTCGGTATGTTATTATACCCTTTCGCAGTAGTTGTCGCCAGCCTAGCAGGTTTAAGTGAAGCACAAGCAACGCTTGGATCAATGGCACCAACATACTTTGTAGCCGTTGCGGGTATTGTAGCCGCATTCTTTGGCGCTCAAGCGTTTAGCAAAGGTAAGTAGTTATATGTTCACCAAACACTTCACCCGACTCGTATCAAGAGAGCAACTTGACAACGATGATGTAGAGCTTTTCTACGACATCGTGCAGAGTGTTGTCTCAACAAAAGTAGTAACAGCATATGACACAGACAAAGATGAAGTGTCTGTGGATGTAATAGCATATGAAGACTCAGACGAGGACGGTGATTTGTTTGTGTACGAAATAGTCTTATCAGAAGAGATAGCTCCATCAGAAGGCGATGAGATAGCCGGCTTGATATTTGATGAGTTTGATAGCGAGAGTATCACATTCGAGGCAAGTATCGAGATATAGTATGGCATTAGATCGCCTTGGCATACCTTTCCATCCTGCAGAATACGATCCTGATTTCCCAAGGGTAAAGTGCAAAGTTTGCAACCTAATGAATAGTTGCACACACGGTCAACAAGAGATGGTACCATGGTACCCTAGACTCCCTATATTATTAGACGGCGGCATGATAACTTCCGTACCAGAAAACAACAGGTACTTTCATGAGTACACCTTGTGGAGTATAGAAAAAATTGCTAATGCTAATATTATAAATCACAAACTGATAATAGAAGATTTTATACACCCAGAGCTTCTTGCTGACTTGCTGGATTCATGGCCAAATGAAATGCCAGAAGATGAGGATGTTCCAGGCAGGTTCTTTCACAGCAATGATATTTCTGCTTATAGACAACTAGAAGAAACTGTGTTCGGAAACTGGTACATACAATGTGCATTGGTAGATAAGTTTGATCTACATATAGAATATAAAAGCACACAGTTTTGGTTATGGAAGGACACAGATGTGTTCAGCATTAATGATGTGCATGTAGACTACACTGATTTTGAAATGACGTTTGGATTGTATTTACCTGGTAACAACAAGATCGCCAATTACGGAACTCAATTTTGGAAACCGTTGATAGATGTATCCGAAATATGGGATAAAGATATGAGTATCAACAGAGAGGACTGCGTACTAACTGAGCAAGCTCCTTTTACTAACGGCACTTGCTACTTTATGCCTAGGTCTATCCATAGTTGGCATAGTAGTCCTATAATAGATAAGCCAATGGACAGGAAACATGTTTACGGATTTTATAAAACAGTTTGATCATATAGCAGAAAGAGTGAAAGCCACAACTTTATCTACAGAGCCGTGGGATCATCTGTATGTTCGTAATATTTTTGAGGAAGATTTTTATGAAGAGATGATTAAATTTCCTCAGTGGCAAGAAACACAGTTATGTCTGGATGCAAATGCACAAGAGCTTGGCCGGCAAACGACTATATTCAATACAGAAAATAATGTGTATCGAAATAATTTAGAAGAGTTTAATGACAAAACTAACATGTTATTTCATTTGTTAACAGATAAGTTTTCTGAGACAGAATATCGGGATGACTATGTCACATGTACTTCGAATTTTTGGGAAGACACAAATGCGTTGGTCATTCAGGATATACATACTGATGCATTCTTTGACACACGTTTTTCATTAAGTGGGCAGTTTTATCTACCACCTTTAAACGACCAGTCACAAATAGATTACGGTACTTCGTTATACAAATATATAGGTGACGATATATCTAAGCACTCTCAACAGAATGAGGGACTGCTACACCCATCCTTAGTTTTCGAAGAGCATGAGTGTTATTATGAGAATTCGCTAACAGTGCCTTTCGAATCGAATAGTGCGTTGTTCACAATCAACAAAGCGAATACATGGCATCGAGCACCCAGGAATATAAAGCCCAGCGACATACGTAAAAGTATGATGTTTCGTTGGAAAGTTTAGTTTATGCTTTTAGTACGACAACGTACTAATTGATGTATATCCCAAGTTGTTTAATGCACCGATAACTTGGTTAGCATAATACGTAGCATTACTTGCAGCAATAACATCAGTCTCTACAGATATTGTAGCAGTCATATCACTAAGCCCTGCAGTCCCATTGTAGTTCCCTGTGCCGTTAATCACAGCACTAACATACTCTTTGTAACCGGAATAAGTTCCGGGACCAGTGTTTATCTGGAACAACACACCTCTAAAGTAGGCACTTCCGTTTGTGGATAGTGCAGAGTTCACGTCACTGCGTAGAGCAGCAATATCTGTATTGTGTTGAGTAGTAGGAAGCGTTGGATAGTTTTGTACAGCACCGTACGGTGAGTTCTCATCTGAGAATACTAAGTTAATAACTTGCGTAATGTTAGCATTACTGCCCATAGTATTCATTTGATCCCAAACTTTCTCGTCGGGCTTTTCAAAGAATGTTACGTTTTCATCGTAGATATCACCATCATTATTATAGAATGGTAGCAATGCATTTTTAAGTACATTAGTCTTCATTGTTTGCATAGGAGTTAGTGACGTATTCATACTGCCGCTTGTATCGAAGAATATATTAATTTCAGTGTTTGTGTCAATAGTAACTTCTGCTTCTTCTTCTTCGGTCTCATCGCATGGGCAAGTTGCATCACTGTCACCAGCAATACCGTTGTCTGATACTCTTCTCCAATTGGTCCCGTCAAATACAACAATAGTCGGTCCAAACGGATCGTTTACACAAAAAACAAATGTACCTGCACTTATGTTTATAGTAGGTAGTTCTACAACACGATATGTAGGCATCATAGGTAAACCACTATCTGTGACTACAAAACCTTGATCCACAATAGCACCAGTTCTGCTAGTA